TCTCCTTTCGTTTAGTTATAGGTATAGGCTACCAAGTAGATAACCTTATGTCAAATGAGATTGCCCATCTTTTTTGTAGGATTTATCGGCTTGTTATAGTCCTATGGTATAGGCAAACCAATATAATAAAATGAATATAAAAATACCAATGCCAATTATAGTTAAAAAATATTTAATCATTTTTTACCTTTGGTTTTACTTTTAATATTTCAAAATAATATTTAGATTTTTTTCTTTTAAATAAATTGATAATAAATTTAATCATTTTATTTTAACCAATCTTAAAAACTTACAAATTTTACAGCTACAAAAAAAATCATAGTTATAAGTTTTTAATTCTTTTATTTTTTCAATTAATTTTTTAATCATTTTTAATACTACCATAAGTTGTAGGGTGTGTCAAATATGTCACAGTTGCAATTATATCACACAATTAGAAGTTGTAGGGTGTTCTACTAATGTTCTAGTGTTGCAATTATATCACACATTTATATAACTCGCATATAATAAGGGTTTTATAAAAATTCCAACGTTGGAATTATTTTCACAATATTAATTTGACGTGAATTATTAAAGGGTGTACGTTCTATCTAATGAATAAATTAAAATATAAAAATAAATTTTATAGGTTTATTCAAAATAGGTAATATAAATGCAAAAACTAAATAAAGATCAAAGAAGGGTTGAATTTATTAAATTGGTTAGTGACGAAAATGAAAACCAAATTAATAGTTCAAATAATAGAAATAGTTGTGTTCTATTACAAACAAGTGCATTGGCAAACAAAGAATTTGTTTATAAAAAATTCGCTAATGATAAAGACAAAGTTGGTATTGAATTAAAAAGTATAAATGCTTTTAAAAATTCGGATATTACTGACTTTTTAAGAAAATGGGTTGATTATTTATTTTTCAGTAATTCCAAGGGAAAATGGAATAGCAAAGATAATAAAAACTCATGGCAAACTGCAAGGGATAGTTCCATTGTATCAATCGTAATTGATAAAGATAATATGAATTATGATGGTGGAATTATTACAAACCAAGCATTAAACAAACAAGGTAAAATTCAGGTTAATGGTTTATTTATAACTGAATACTTACCTAGGCTAAATAAAGATACAAACCCAAATTTGTATTTGTCATTTAGTGAATTGAAGCAAGTTTGCTTAAGCTGGTTTCAAAAACATAAGGCGAGTGATGGATCAACTACGAGTGTTAAGGGTTTAACTCGTGATGTTAAGGCACTGCAAAAAGTTATTCAAAAAGAAATAAACAATGACTTTGCGGAACGTCATCAACCAAGTGTGTTTGATGCTTTTACAATGCTTATAAATGAAATAAATAATTATAGAAATATTTATAAGAAAATGTTTCCATCAAATGACAAACTAATAAAAGAAAAAAAAATAGCTTAACAATATCTTAAGTAACACCCCCGATTAACTTTCAAATTAATCGGGGGTTTTTTTTTGCGTGTTATTAAATTTTATTAAATGATTTACAGGGGGGTTGATAGTTACAAAATTTTGTAACACCTATAACTTGCCAAAGTGTAACCCAATTAAACCCCAAAGTATTTTGGGGTATTCATTAAACCATATTCAAGTAGAATTTATTTTTTACTTATGGGGTTTTTAGGTTTTTACTTGACGGGTATGCCACGACCACCCCCCCGTGCACGCATATGATATATAGCTACACCAGAAAATCCCTAAAACCCCTGTAAACCATACTGTGGGCTATATTTCAGGGTTATATTCTGTATATCTCCCGACTATATCCCTGGGGGGTAGTTATATATTTAGCTATGTTATATATATAAACCCCCCCGTCATACCTATAGGTATATTATACACCTGTTTTAGCATTCTGTCAAGTATTATCTTATGACAAATTGTCGCACCTATTAAAATAGTTAAAATATAGCTTGACAAAACCCTATATCGTGTGTATAATAGAATCAGGTGCACATTAAAAGGACACACACGAACACTTCGCATATTACATGCACAAGAGGTCATCACTAATCTGCACTTATTTTAGGGAATTCCCTAGGGGTTCCCCAATCTAACAGATTAAAAACAATTGTAATCAACGAGGAAAATAAATGGCATCTGATAGAAAAAAGTGGCGACACGGTAAATCGAGTCAAGCTAAGAAATCAAATGTTCTTAGAGATGAGAAAGGTACGTTCGAATGGGAACGAACTGGAACTCGACATGGAAAGAAAAAGAAATATCTTACAAATTTTTCTGATACTTTAGCTAAAGCTAAGAAGTCTACAACTTCTGATAAAGCTTATGCTTTACCATTTGGAGAAACTTTTAGGGCAGCTAAGAAAGCTGGTAAAGGTCAATTTAGATGGAAAGGTAAACAGTATACAACTCAAACTAAAGCTGAATTAGAAACAGGCGTTGCAGAAAAAGAAAAATTCGACAGAGAAGCAAAAAGATTAAAAAATCCCCAAGCTAAAAGAAAGAAAAGCTGGCTTAAGACTTTTGGTGAATCCAAGACTTTAAAGGAATTCGCTAAAAAAATGAAAGCCCGTAAATCTTAATTTGAATCAATCAAATTCCAATAAACTCCCCTTTAGGGAACTAATGGAGATTGTAAATGCAAAGCATGGATTCTACTATTCTGCCGACTCAAAAAAGAAGCTTGACCGATATACAGGAAAAGTTTCTAGACGCATTGTTCGGGACAGCAAGAGGCGACCCGAAAAAGGCTGGAGAGCTAGCAGGATATTCAGACCATTCGTATCCTAAAGTATTACGTAACTTGAAACAGGAGATTGTCTCTAGAGCAGAGAACTATCTTGCTGTTCATTCGGCTAAAGCTGCAACCAAAATGGTAGATATGTTAGACGAAGATGGCACAACTCCTCATGCTAATATTAGAATAGAAGCAGCAAAACAAATCCTAGACAGAATTGGTATTGTTAAGAAAGATCAGATCGATATCAATATGAAAGCAATGCACGGTATATTTATACTACCTGCAAAAGAAACACCAGAAGATTCAATTGTTACCCCTATTAAGGACTAACTATGGCAAAAACTTACGCAAACGCACATCCTAGAAATAAAAAATCATCAATTGAAGATAATAAAAAGGTTGCAATATTAAAAGGTGCTGCTTTATTACAGTATCGAACTTTACAAAAGAAAAAAGCTTATGAAGAATATGGTGGAGAAAAATTTACTCCAAAAGATAAAGAGTTATTAGAGAAACTTAAAAAAAGGCAAAAAGAAAAAAAGGTTTATAAACTTCCCATACTAACAAGTTAAAGTGATTAAAAGAAAAGCCAGAACAATCCCCTTTGGCTACAAGACTGACGACACAGGGGATTACCTGATTCCAATAGAATCAGAATTAAAAGCTTTAGAAGAAGCAAAGAATTATTTAAAGACGTGTTCATACCGAGAAGTGGCAATATGGTTAAAGAGAAAAACAGGAAGATATATATCCTATGTCGGACTTAGAAAAAGAGTTAAGCGAGATAGCACCTCCGAAACCAAAGAAAATAATCAAGAGGAAAGCCAAAGAGTCAGCTAAACTAGTTTTAGCAAGAACACGAAAGAAAGTTGCAAAGGCAGAACAATCACTTCGTTCAGCAAAACAACATGCCGAACATGTTAAACAGAAATTAAAAAAGGTTAACACGGCACTGGACGGAAAAGACCAGCAACTCATAACCCAGGATGTGATCGATGAAGCTCCTAAGAATATAAAGGAGCACATAAATCAGCAGGAAGTTGTCTTTAAACCTAATACAGGCCCACAGACAGATTTCCTTGCAGCTTCCGAAAGAGAAGTTTTTTATGGGGGAGCAAGAGGTGGAGGCAAGTCCTACGCAATGTTAGTAGATCCTCTACGTTATTGCCACAAGACACATCATCGAGCACTTCTATTAAGAAGGACAATGCCTGAGTTGAGAGATTTGATTACTCATTCTCAACGATTATATAACAGAGCATTTCCAGGAGCTAAATGGAGAGAGCAAGAAAAAGAGTGGAGATTCCCTTCAGGAGCAAAGATAGAGTTCGGGTACGCAGAGAACATGACAGACGCTTTACGTTACCAAGGGCAATCTTACACATGGATAGGCGTAGACGAACTACCACAATATCCTTCGCCAGATATATATAATTTTTTAAGATCATCATTACGTTCAGTTGATCCTAATATACCTGTATACATGAGATCTACAGGAAATCCAGGAAACGTAGGTTCACATTGGGTTCGTGAAATGTTTGTAGACCCTATTACACCTAACACTGCATTTAATATTGATATTAAAACACCTACAGGAGTAAAATATATTACTCGAAGATTTATTCCTGCGAAATTGCAAGATAATCCTTATCTGATGCAAACAGAGGATTACTATGCCATGCTGTCTTCCTTACCAGATGTACAGCGTAAACAATTTTTAGAAGGAGACTGGGATGCATTTGAAGATTCATCATTTCCAGAATTTAGCAAAGATGTCCACGTGGTCGATCCTTTTGAAGTTCCTAGAGGTTGGCAGAAATTTCGTGCTGCAGACTGGGGTTATGCTTCTCCTGCTTGTTGCTTATGGTTTGCTATTGATTATGATAATAATCTTTGGATTTATAGGGAGTTTTACACAAAGAAATTAACAGCGGATGTATTTGCCAGAAAGATTTTACAACTGGAACAAAAGGAATATATTCGATACGGAGTACTTGATGCTAGTACTTGGGCAAAACGTGGTGATATCGGACCTAGTATTGCAGAGACTATGATTCAGGTAGGTTGTAAATGGAGACCTTCTGATCGGACACCAAGAAGTCGTGTAAGCGGAAAACTGGAAATTCATAAAAGATTAAAATTGGCTGACACTCCAAAGAAAGATCCAGGACTTAGAGTTTTTTCAACATGTAGAAATTTAATTAGGACACTACCCCTTTTACCCCTTGATGAAAGTAATCCAGAGGATATTGATACAAATGCAGAAGACCACGCTTATGACGCATTACGGTATGGATGTATGAGTAGACCGTTGCATACAGAATATGCAGCCAGGTTTAATAAAACACCTAGACCTCAATTTCAACCTGTGGATAGAATATTTGGGTATTAATAAAAGTGTCAAAAAAACGAATAAAGAAACTTCCTGAAATTAACCATAAAAATTTTCCCTATGATCTTGTTTTAATAACATGGGAAGATATAGTATCGTGCTCTGAATGGTCATATATTTTAGAAATAAAAAAATCTAAAACAGCTGTTTGCAGCAGTGTCGGGTGGTTGATGGAAAAAAATAATACCACAACAGTTATTATGGCGGATTTAAGTTTTGAAGAAACTAAAGAAATTAAACAGGGGGGATCCTATACAACAATCCCAACTAAAAATATACTATCAATAAAAAAAATAAAA